CAATGGTGTTGAACTTACAGATGCCCAGTATGATGAGGTGAACGAAGACCATTCATTTCTGCAGGAGTCAGCGTATAAAAGTTTGTATTAATACTTGACACTGACACCGAATTACTTCATACAGGCAATCAGACAGAAGGAGACATGAAATGACTAAGGGTATCGTAATCAGCTTATATGACTACACAGGCGAGGCTCTCAAGCCTTGGGCAGAGGCAGGGTACGAGTGCTATGCCTATGACATTCAGCATAAGCACGAGACAATAGAGGTTGATAACACGGAACACTTTAAGTCAGGTGGTGTCATATTCTATCTACATGCTGATCTGCATGACTTTTACACCCACCGTCAAATCTTTAACCGCTTTAATGGTTACAAGGTAGTATTTGGTATGGCCTTCCCTGTCTGTACTGACATGGCTGTATCTGGTGCGGCTCACTTTGCTAAGAAGGCAGAGGCTAACCCCCTGTTTCAAGAGCAAGCTGCTAAACACGCCATTGACTGTGCTGAATTATTTGATGATCTTGGTTGCCCATACTTTGTTGAGAACCCTGTATCTGTGTTGTCTACCATATGGCGCAAGCCTGACCACTCGTTTCATCCCTACGAGTATGGTGGCTATATCCCCTATGGAGAAGAAAATCACCCTAAGTGGCCTGAGTATATCGCCCCGTCAGATGCCTATCCTAAGAAAACCTGCCTATGGACAGGCAATGGCTTTAACATGCCTGTAAAGTGCTCTGTAGAGCCTCATAAGGGGTACTCTACTCAGCACCTTAAACTCGGTGGTAAATCTATGAAGACCAAGAACATCAGATCAGCCACACCGAGGGGATTTGCAAGGGCTGTTGTCGAGGCTAACACTTGACACTAACACCTAATTAACCTATCTAAAGAATCACAGTGAAACAAGGAGAGATCAAATGGCACTTCCAGAAAACATGGTTACTAACGTACTCAGCGAAAACCAGAACCAGTTTATCACGGTAAAGTTCTTGACCAAGGATGACGAGGTACGTGTATACAATGGTCGTATGAACGTCATCAAGGGCCTCAAGGGAAATGAGCGTGGCAAGATTGCTGCTGCCGCACTTAAGGCACACGGCTATGTCACACTCAAAACATCCGAGGGCTACAAGTGCTTCAAGATGGACCGTGTACTAGCCTTTAAAGCTGGTGGTCGGCATGTGTTTATAATGGGGGATGAAATCGTATGATGACGAATCCACCAAAGAAACCGTTAAGTAGGCGCACCGACAAGGTGTATAAGATTAACCCAGTGGCGAGGGAATTAAGAGACCCCAAGTTTAGGAAGCAGGTGATACCTAACAAGAAGAAGAATGTGAACACCCGTAAAGAGAAGAACGGGGGAAAGGACTTCTATGCTAACCATTTTATGCCTATCAGCGGCGATATACTACGAGGCCAGAAACCAGCCAGTTGACGGACAGTTGGCTGTAGCTGAAGTGATAATGAACAGAGTACAGAGTGATAGGTATCCTGATGATGCCTGTGAGGTAATTAATCAGAATAAACAGTTCTCCTATACCCACGATGGAAAATCAGATGACTTCCTTAAGGAACCAGAGCAAGAGGCTGTTATAAGAGCCATTCTGGTGGCCTCTGAGGTACTTCGTGGGCATGGGCTAGGCATCACCTCGACTCACTATCACACAACGGCTATTATGCCCTACTGGGCGCAGTTCTATGACTATGATGGCAAGCTAGGTGATCATATGTTTTATACAATGGTAAAGGATTACTGATGGGATCAGTTGAGCAAGAGATAGAATATTGGAATGTGCAAAAGACCACCCTACAGATCAGGAATAATACTATCAATGATGAAATAGATACACTGGAACAAAACCTAAAGGAGTGTAAGCAAAGACTTAAGATTCTACAGAAGAAAAGGGCATTGAACTCAGCGCAAAGGGTCATATGTCAAAATCATATAACTGACTTAGGTGGATAATATGAATGATGAATACGGAGAGTTAATGACTAAGTTAAAGAGAGTGCAGAAAGAGAACGAGAAGCTAAGAGAAAGCTATGAGATATTAAAGCGTGAGGCTGATTACTGGGAGAGAAAAGCTAAGAAGCTATTAGAGGAGAACCACAAATTAGATACACAAGTGAAATTATGGAAAAGGACAGGAAAATGATTAAAGTAACATACATAGACCACATGGGTTCAGACCTGAGTGTTGTTAATGCAGCTAGGGTGAGCTTTGGCAAGAAGAGTGAGATGGATAAAAGTGACCAATGGGGGCCACCTAAACTAAAAGATAAGGATGCTAAACTAATCAAGTACCTAGCCAAGTATAAACATATGTCACCATTCGGTCATGCCTTTGCATCCTTTCATGTTAAGGCTCCTATCTTTGTAGCTAGACAGCTAGTCAAGCATAAGTTCCTACGATGGAATGAGGTTAGTCGTAGGTATGTGGATGATACACCTGAGTTCTACACCCCTAAAGTGTGGCGTGGTAAAGCTGAGGATAAAAAGCAGGGTTCTTCTGACAAAGTTATTACAGAGTTTCTTGTTCAAGGGGGGGATAGATACACACCTAACCACCTCAAGCAAACTATGGACATAGCTGACGGTTATGATTCTGTAATGGACGAGTCTTGCATGTCACTGTACTGGGACTTTATAAAAGCAGGAGTATGCCCAGAGCAAGCACGTATGGTCTTACCTCAGTCTACAATGACAGAATGGTATTGGTCAGGTTCACTAGATGCCTTCGCTGACATGTGTAATTTAAGGTGCAAGCCTGATACACAGTATGAGACCCGTACCGTGGGAAATGAAGTATCAAATATTATGTTGCGTTACTTTCCTGTAAGCTGGGAGGCTTTAAAAAGATGACCAATCGCATACCAATGAAAGGTGGTGATGAGTATGATGGCCTTACCAAAGCACGTAAGTTTCATCTGTGGAAAGCTGGGCAGTTAAAGAAGATTAAACGTGCTTACAATAAAAGGTTTCGTAAATACAGCAAGGAGATAAAAGATGAGTGAATATATTAATAAACCAATCAAGATCACAGAGATAGAAGATCATGAAGATGGTAGTGCTACGTTGCAGTTAGAGCTTGATCCTGAAACATATGCTGCTATATTCAACGTGGGTTTCGTTTACTTAATACGGAAAGGTATAGAAAGTGATGACTACTGATAAGAGACCTGTTAAGATAGAAGAAATCCTGTCTATGTGTAAAACCATAGCTTCCAGATACAAGCGACAAGACCAGTATGAAGACCTTGTATCTGAAGGGGTACTAGTTGCCTTGGAGCTACAGGAAAAGGAGCCTAATATTGCTTTCAGCAGTATTTATATGTCCGTCAACAAGAGAATGCACGACTACCTAAACATTGATCTATTACCAGTGCATGTACCAGCTTCTGATGTAGCTAGGAGGTTGTCTAGGAATCCAGATACCCCTACGGAGGAAATGGGGGATAATACTTGGAAGGAAGAGAGCATTGGCTACCTTAAGACAATATTCAAAGGTGGTTATGTTTCCTTGAGTGATTTAGATCAGCCTTTTGACGAATACACAGAGACCTATGAGGATAAGGACTTCAGAGAAAAGTTGTCCAAGGCGATACAGAATAATTTGAGCAAGGAAGAAAAAGAGCATATAGATATGAGATTCCAAGAAGGGTTATCTTTGCAAGAGTTAGGGGATAAGTCAGGAGTTTCTAAGATGGCAGTTGGTAAAAGGGAGAAAAAGCTAATGTCAAAACTGAGGGGTATTGTTGCAGATTTGCAATAGTCTATAATAATATAGGCACTTAAGTTTACGTTCTTGGTTTTAGGTGCCTATATATAAATATCCCCTTCTTAAGTAACCCTTCCTATTACAGATATTAGTGATAGTGTTTAAATGGAGAATGTACATGGAGTATGAAGAAAAGAGAGGATTACCTTGTCCCTACCCTGAGTGTGGATCAAGTGATGCCTTTAGTTATAATACAGGTGGTTTTGGTCGCTGCCATTCTTGCGGTACAAAGTATCCAGCACGTAAAGAAATGTTTGATTGGGCTAAGTCTGAGTACCCTCCTATTGGTAGTACCCCGACAGTGGAAAATAGCCCACCCCCAATAGCTAAGGGTTCTGGTGAATATGTCGCAATGCGTGGTATCTCGCCTCGCGTAATGGAACAGTTTAACGTCAAGACTTACGCTGACCGTCAGGAGTACATATACCCCAGTGGAGGAATTAAGGTTAGAGGTCTGCCTGATAAGTCTTTCTACGCAAAGGATGGATTTAAGGGTGATGAGTTGTTCGGCATGAACTTCTTCACTGCGGGTTGTTCTAAGTCCGTGACCGTAACAGAGGGTGAACTAGATGCCCTTTCTGTCGCTCAGATGATGACTTCTGACTATATCAACCCTATTGTATCTTTACCCTCTGCTACCCCTTCTAGTAAGCTGTGGGAGAAGTGTTCCGATTGGCTAAACAGTTTTAGTCGTATTGTACTGTCTGTCGATAACGATGATGCTGGTAACGCTGTAGCTGATCGTATGTCTAAGATGTTTCCCAACAAGGTTTACCGTGTACCGCACGACAAGTTCAAAGACGCTAATGACTTTCTTGTTAATGGTGCTAAGGAAGAATTTTGTAGTGCGTGGTTTAACGCTAAGAAGTATACACCTGATAACATTCTTAATAGCACTGAGCAGTTCTTAGACTTATACCTTAACACGCCAGAGCATGAGTATGTACCAACAGGTATACAGGCATTAGATGATAAGATTCTAGGACTTATGCAGGGTCACTTCACAGTGATTAAGGCACCTACTGGCATTGGCAAGACTGAGGTTATGCGTTTCTTAGAGTACAATATGTTGCAGCGGGGCGTACCTTTTGCCTCTTGGCACTTAGAGGAAACTAAGTTGCGGAGCCTTTTGGGGTTTGTATCTTATAAAGTGAACGACAATCTTACTCGTCGTGATCTGATAGAAGAAAAGGGTGCTGAAGAACAGGTTAAGAAAGCTATCGGAGAGTTGACTAAGGATGAGTTGTTCTATCAGTTCTACCTCTCTGATGGTCAAGGTGGTGATGAATTGTGTGAACAGATACGTTATTTCAGTCAGGCATGTGGGTGCAAGTTTGTGTTCTTTGAGCCTATACAGGATGTCGTGTCTGGTCAATCCGAAGAGACTAAAGAGCAGTTGTTAGCTGATCTATCTGTAAGGTTATCCAAGTTATCAGCGGAGTTAAATGTTGGTATTGTTACTATCGCCCACACTAATGATAACGGAGACCCTAAGTACTGTAAAATGATTGGTCAGAGGGCTTCTGTCATCATTGACTTACACAGGGACAAGGAGTCTCAAGACTTTGAGGAAAGGAACACTACTTACCTCACAGTACAAAAAAACCGCCCTTGCAGTGAAGAAGGACGGGCAGGTAAGATGAAGTTTGATGCAGATAAGTTTACACTAATGGAGGTGTACTAATAATGCCTAAAGCAAGAGAGTGGTCGGAAGAAGAAAAACAGTGGCTTAAAGATAATCTTCGTTATGATAGTGAGACAGGAAATCTTTTCTGGACTACCTCTATTCTACGTGGACATAGAACGGGGGATTTGGTAGGTGCTACTACGGGTAGTGGGTATATGGCTTTTAATGGTAATTTAGGTGAGAAACGATTTTACTATAATCACAGAGTTGTTTGGTTCCTTAACTATGGTAGTGTTCCTGCAATGTTAGATCATATGGACGGGGACAGACTTAACAACAGAGTAGAAAACTTAAGACCTGTAACACACAGCCTTAACCAAAGAAACAAATTAGGTTATGGGATTTGTAAGTTTAAAGGTGTGTCTATGGACAAAGATAAGTACTTTCAATGCCGAGCAAATAAAGGGGGTAAACTAATCTATATAGGTAACTTTAAGACATCAGAAGAGGCTGCAAGAGCATATGACAAGTTTGTTGAAGAAGAATTAACACCACTAGAACGACAGTTCACAAAGACAAACGAAGAGATGGGGCTATACGATGATGACACCTGATGCAGAGACAGTATTCGACATAGAGACAGATGGTTTTGACAGCACTAAGATACACGTTCTATCCTATCAAACAGCAGCTATGGATGAGCCAAGGTCTATCTTTGACTACGATGAAATGAGGGACTTCTTTTTGGAGTACAACCTAGACCACACACTAGCTTTAGTTGGTCATAACATTGTACGCTTTGATATACCAGCAGTGGAAAAGGTGCTAGGTATAAAGGTCAATGCCAAGCTAGTAGATACACTGGGGTTAAGTTGGTACTTGCATCACCACAGAGCGAAGCATGGTCTTGCATTGTACGGAGAAGAGTATGGTGTACCTAAGCCCAAGGTAGATGATTGGGAAGGTCTAACCAAAGAAGAGTATGCCCATCGCTGTGAAGAAGATGTTAAGATCAATGTGCGCCTGTGGCGAGACCTAAAGCGGAAATTGGAGAAACTATATGAACAGTGAAGCGTGGAGACTTATCGACTACATCACATTCAAGTTAGACTGCGCTAGGGAACAGGAGGCCCTACGGTGGAAATT